GATATCTACGTCATTAACCGGGAGAACGTGCCCTGGCTGGTGAGTATGACCGGCAGTAAATGGCCCTTTGACACTGTGGTCATAGACGAGCTCTCGAGCTTTAAGTCAAGCAAGTCGAAAAGGTTCAGAGCACTGAGGCGTGTGCGGCCCTTTATTCAGCGGATTATAGGGTTGACCGGGACACCGAGTCCGAACGGTTTAATTGATTTATGGGCGCAGCTTTACCTGTTAGACCAGGGCGCACGGCTGGGGAAAACCATTACTGGCTACAGGGACCGTTATTTCATACCCGGTAAGAGAGACGGCCATATTGTGTACGAGTGGAAGCAGAAGAAGGAAGCTGAAGACCGGGTTTATGACAAAATATCCGATATCTGTGTAAGCATGCGGGCGGAAGACTGGCTGGATCTTCCGAAACGAATTGAACGGACTGTACACGTGCCGATCGCACCGGAAACACGGAAAAAATACAAACAGCTTGAAAAGGATCTGCTGCTTCCGTTTGAGGACAGCGATGTAACGGCAGACACCGCCGCTGTCTTATCCAACAAACTGCTGCAGCTGGCAAACGGCGCAATATACGATGAGCACCGGGACGTTAAGCACGTGCATGATGCCAAACTGGACGCACTGGAAGATCTGGTGGAGGCAGCTAACGGAAAGCCGATTCTGTGTTTTTATAACTATAAGCATGATCTGAGCCGGATTCAGGAACGGTTTCCGGACGCACGAAAACTAGAAGGACCGGACGATATCAGCGACTGGAACAAAGGAGAAATACCACTGATGCTGACACATCCGGCATCTGCCGGTCACGGATTGAACCTGCAGGACGGCGGGCATCACGTTGTGTGGTTCGGGATGACCTGGAGCCTGGAACTCTATCAGCAGGCAAATGCCAGACTGGACCGGCAAGGACAGAAAGAACGGGTTGTCATTCACCATCTGGTGGCGGAAGAAACGCTGGATGAGGACGTGAAAGCAAGGCTTGCGGATAAAACGGCAGGACAGGACGCGTTACTTGAGGCTGTTAAAGCCAGACTGGAGAGGATAAAATGAAACTATCAGACAAGCAGCTGCAGGTGATTACGGAGACAGCTATTAAGGCTTACAGGGAAAATGAACAAAAGATTCAAAAGGAGAACTACGACCGCAGGCTGCGGAACATAAAGTTGCTTTTAACGCATTATCGGTCGTTGGTTCTTCACTGCGAAAAGCTAGAGGACGATTATATAAAGTTTGAAAATACCTCCATACAGGATCTGGACATTGGAGAAATAAACATTGAAACGATCGAATCGATCAAAGAGAGCAAAACGAAAAGCCTGGCCATGGTTTACTTTGTACGGGGTAAGATGGAAGCTTACAAGCGGTCGTGCAGCGAGGAAGAAATGAAGTACTTCAGAGTGTTGGAGAAAAGATTCTTAACACCTGAAAAACATACGATTCAAGATATAGCCGAAGTAGAAGGAATCGACAGAGCGACCGTGTATAGGTATCTGGATAAAGCTGTTGAGGATTTACCTGTCGTTTTCTTTGGGGTTAAAGCCATTAATTTCGAATGATAAATTGCGAAAAAGTTGAGATGCAATTGCGATTATTTCTGTGTTATTATGATAGCGTAAAACAAATCCGCATTGCTGCTGCAGGAATAGTTGTCAGTCGCCGTCCGGATTGGTTGAACCGGGCGGCTTTTATTATGCAGATTAAGAAAAGGAGGGCGATCAGTCATGACACCTAACATTCAGATACAGTGTGAAAAATGCCATGAGATCCTGGAGATGAAAGATTTAAAAACAGGCGTACATCCATTACCAGGAGAAGTTGAGCACCACTATCTTCAGTGCCCGAAATGCCAGGCACAATATACGTCCTTCTTTTTAGATCCCGATATGAAACTGATGCAGACAAAAATAAAACGGCTAAGAAAAAAGAAGCCTTTTCTCACAAGGCATAAGAATAAAATAAATGCACTCAATAAACAGATGCAGACTAAGAACACATGGTACATGAACCAGTATAGAATGAACCCTTTAAACTCTGGTGGTAAAAATGGCTAGAAAAGCATGGAGACCTTGTAAGGAAATTGGCTGCAGAAATTTAACCAGAAAAATTTACTGTAAAATCCACGAGAAAAACGCTGTGGAAAATCGACAGGAAAACGTCAGGAAATATAACAGCTATAAAAGAGACCCTGAAATCGATTCATTCTATAAGTCCAGTGAATGGAAGCAGGTGAGAGCATTAGCATTGAGACGGGACAACCATCTGTGCAAGCGATGCTTAAGTGCCAGTCAGTTGACCACTGCAACCGTCGTCCATCACATCGTAGAGGTGAAGCAGGACTGGAGCAAGCGTTTATCGTTAGATAACCTTGAATCAGTTTGCCATAGCTGTCACAACAAAGAACACAAACGATCCCCCCGGGGTTAAAAACTTTGAAAGGCCTTGCCCCGAGAGCGACACGCCCTCAAACGCGAACAAAAATCCGTTTTTGGAATATCTACCAAGGAGGCGGTAATCATGGCTGGAAGAAAAAAACAACCTTTATCCGTCATTCAAGGAAAAGGCCGATCTAACCATCTGACAAAAGAGGTAATCAAAGAACGTAAGAAACAGGAAGAAGCACTGAAGGGTTTCACCGATCACATTGATCCTCCTGCGTATCTGACGAAAAAGCAGAAAGCGGAATTTGAAGAGATAGCAGCTGAACTAATCAGGCTGGACATCTTTTCGAATCTGGATGTGGACGGGCTTGCCCGCTACATTGACTCACGTGACCAATACATCAAGATCACGAAAGCGCTCAGAACAATGCGACCCACTTATACAGTTGAACATGAAGTATTAGGGGAGCTGCAGAAAAGTAAATTCTTTAAAGATGATTTTGGGAAGCTGGCACGGGTAAAGAACCTGCTCTTTAAAGAGTGCCAATCCGCAGCCAGTGAATTAGGGCTGTCGATTACTTCCCGTTTGAAGCTGGTCATTCCAAAACAGGAAGAAGAAAATGAGCCGTCCGAGTTCGAGAAGAAGTTCGGTGATGTGTGATGTCAGCAAGAAAGGAACTAATAGAATACAGCCGCCAGGTATTAAACGGCGATGTTGTCGCTTGTAAAAAACACAAGCAGGCATGTCGCCGTTTTTTAAATGATCTGGACCGTGAAGGTTCAGAGGGCTTCCCGTATATTTTCGATGAGGAGAGAGCGGAAAGGTTTTTTGACTGGATGCGCCTATTTAAACACAGAAAAGGTGTGCTAGCCGGGAAACATATTGAACCTCACATCATACAGAAATTTAATTTCGGAAATATATATGGATGGATTCACAGAGATACAGAATTAAGACGATTCAAAAAAGGCTATTGGCAGGTGGCCAGAAAAAACACAAAGTCTCAGTCGCTTGGTGTCGTGGGAAGTTATGAATCCGCTGCCTTTGGAGAATCGGCTGCGGAGGTTTATTGTGCTGCCACTAAAAAAGAACAGGCTAAAATTGTCTGGGAAGAAATAGAATCCATGATAACCAGCTGCAAGTTGTTAAAAGATAAATTCAGAACCGCTTACGGAACCATTAAACATTTAAAAAGCGGATCAATCATCAAGCCGCTTTCAAAAGAGGACCGTAAGACGGGGGACGGTACATCTCCGAGCGCTTTCATTGTTGACGAGTACCATGCTCACGAGACTTCAGAGATTTATGATATAGGTGATTCTGGTATGGGTGCACGTGCCCAGCCACTCATGATGATCATAACGACAGCCGGTTTTAATTTAAATAATCCCTGTTTCAGGGTTGAATATAAATATGTCTCTCAGATTCTGGATCCGGAAAGTCCGGTAGAGAACGATGAGTATTATGTCATGATCAATGAACTAGATAAAGGAGACGACATTAAAGATGAATCTGTCTGGCCGAAAGCGAATCCGATAATCTGTTCTTATGAGTCTGGAGTGAATTATCTACGCAGTCAGTTAAAGATTGCCCTGGACGTTCCTGAAAAGATGAGAAACTTTCTAACTAAGAACATGAATATCTGGGTGGATGCAAAAGAAGACGGCTACATGGACATGTCAAAGTGGGCGCGGAGCCAGAAGGAAGCGTTTGACCTTACTGACTACCCGTGCTGGGTAGGTCTTGACCTGTCCACTACGACTGACTTAACAAGTGTGGGCCTAGTGTTTCAGCTGCCGGAAAACGAATATGCTGTGACACAGAAATCCTTTATTCCGGAAGACAAACTGTTTGAACGGATGACAACAGATAATATGCCTTTTGATTTGTGGCAACAGAAAGGGCACATCATAACAACTCCCGGAGATGTTGTAGATTACAGCTATATTGAACAGTACTTGCTGGACCTCAGAGACCAAGGGTATAACATCATCGAGATTGATTATGATAAATGGAACGCTGCCTATTTTGCACAGACAATGGAAAATCACGGCTTCACGATGGTTGAAATTCCACAGATGTTGAGACACTTATCCGCTCCAACAAAAGAGTTTAGAAAAGAAGTTTACAGAGGTAAGGTTCATCATTTTGGTGATCCGGTCTTACAGTGGGCGTTAGGTAATGCCGTTCAAAAGATGGACGCCCAGGAGAACATAATGCTGGATAAAAAGAAATCAAAAGACAGGATAGACCCGGCAGCTGCTATTATTAATGGTTTTGCAAGAGCGATGGCAAGGGAGGATGTTGAAGATCTCAGCAGCCATTTCTTAAACGGGTGGTCCATGTAGGAGGTGCACCATTGGCAGGTAAACTACGAGACATGTTAATACTCTTTTTTCAATCGTTCTTCAGCCGCTGGCTTGAAGATTTTTTGATTTTTGCAGGTCTGCTGGTAGCAGTTGTTAACACGTACTTAATAACTGTAGTAGGCATTAATATTTTGTTGGGTAATTATTTATTAGCGATAATACTCCTGTTAACTGGAATAGCAGTCGCTAAACGGTAGAAAGGAGGTGTGAAAATGCTGTTTAGAAATGTTTTGAACCCGAAAGCAGAGGGCGAGGTCAGTGACGTTACGGATCCGCAACCGTGGTTTTTAAATATGTTCGGCTATGAATCTTCAAGTGGAGAGAAAGTGACAGCTTTGTCCTCACTGGCCAATCCTACCGTTTACCGGTGTGTGAACATTAAAGCGAATGCTGTGGCTATGCTCCCTCTTCAGGTTTTTAAAAGGACTGCAAAAGGAAGAGAACGGGAGAAGAAACACACCGTTTCCAAACTTCTGCAGGACAGGCCTAACCCATATCAGAGCCCGTTTAAGTTTAAACACCTTGTGGAGACTCACCGCAATCTGTGGGGGAACGCATATATTAATATCCACTGGGGACCTGATGGGAGGCCGCGAGAATTATGGCTGTTAAATCCAGCTGTAACTGAACCGTATCTGGATGTTTCAAGTAATTATCTCTGGTATGTGACGACACTTCCTGATGGGCGTCGAGTTAAGATTGGATACGGTGATATTGTTCACTTAACTGCTTTAACAACCGACGGTATAAAAGGGAAATCGCCTATTGAGGTAGCAAGAGAAGTAATTGGAACTACTCAAGCAGCCCAAAAATTTAAAGGTAAATTTTATAAAAACGGTACATCCACTAACGGTGTGTTAAAAGTACCTGGGATGCTTAACTCTGATGCAAAAAAAGTTGTCCGAGAAGAATGGGAGCGGGCAAATACAGGGATTAATAATGCGCAGCGAATAGCAATTCTTGATGCAGGTCTTGAATACCAAAGTATTGGCATGCCTCTAAAAGATGCTCAATTTATCGAAAGCATGAAATTTGATAAAAGTGAGATTGCAACCATGTTTGATATTCCATTGCATATGGTGAACGAGCTGGATCGAGCAACTCACAACAATATTGAACACGAAAACCTGTCTTTTATCAGAAATACACTGAGCCCTATTTTAAGGCAGTATGAAGAGGAGTTTACTTATCAGCTGTTTTCTGAAAAGGAATTATTAAAATACTACACTAAGTTTAACCTTGAAAGCTTGATGAGAGCTGACAAGAAAACGCAAGCAGAATTTTATGAAAAGATGCTTGATAAAGGGATATATAACATTAATGAGGTTCGGGAGCTGGAAGACAAGAATGCCATTGAAGGCGGGGATAAACACCGTGTGGATTTAAACCACGTATCAATTGAGATTGCTGATGATTATCAGTTATCTAAATCAGGATTGAAAGGAGGTGAGGAAAATCAAAACGAGTCGTAAACAGCCCATATTCATGAGTACTAATAGATCAGGCTTGCCTTCAAACAGCTCATTAGTGACTGTGAAAAACCTCACCGCTGAATCTGCTGACCTGTATATTTACGGGGAGATTGTTGATAACACGGATTGGAAGTGGGATGAAAATGATGCGATGCCTAAGGATGTTGTTGAATCGTTAAATCAGGTTGATGGATTATCTGAATTAAACATTTATATTAACAGTCCAGGAGGATCTGTATTTGCTGGACTTGCTATTTACAACATGCTACGGCGTAACAAAGCAAAAAAGATTGTTCATATTGATGGCGTTGCCGCTTCTATCGCTTCTGTTATTGCATTAGCCGGAGATGAAATTCATATTCCAAAAAATGCATTTATGATGGTTCATAAACCATGGACTATTGCGTTGGGTGATTCCACACATTTTAAGAAGGTAGCTGAAGATCTGGATAAAATTGAATCCGGCATGATGGAAGTCTACTATGAAAACTTACTGGAAGGGGTGAATCAAGAAGATATCAATCAAATGGTTCAGGCTGAGACTTGGCTAACGGGTGAAGAGGCAGCTGCTTACTTCAGGATGACGGTTATAGAATCAAAAGAAGTAGCTGCATCAGCTAAAGATTACCTGAAGTACTATGAAAAGGCGCCTGAGACTTTAATTAAAGACAAGGAAAAACCAAGTCAATCTCCAGTTAATCAGGACAATTTAAAATTATTAAACGAGCTAGAACTCCTAAATTTATAGGGGTTATTTTTTATGCTCAATCGAGGAGGAAAAAACATGATTAAAGAAAATCTAGTACAGTCAGCACTAAAAGCATTGAAAATGAATACCCGCGTTTTTGGCGTAAAAATGGACGGCCATGCAGGCATGACAAAACGAGAACAGGAACTTCGTCAAAAAGTTTCTAACTTGAAAGACGAAGCGACTGATCTGATGGCTGAAGGAAAACAATCAGAAGCAAAGGCAAAAATTGATGAGGCCAAAGCTGCGAAAACGGAGCTTGAAAACTTTTTAGCGATGATGGAAACATTTAATGCTATCGAGCTCCCTGGTGTGGAAAACAGAGGCGGGCAGATGAATTCTCACGAACCAGAAGATAACAACGAAGAATACACACCTCTGTTTTTAAAGGCACTACGAGGAAAATCTTTGACCTCTGATGAGGTGGAAATCGTAAATAATTTTCAGGCTGGCCCTATTAATAACGCCATGAAAGGTGACGAGCCGGAAGATGGCGGCCTGATTGTTCCTCAGGATATTCAGACCCGCATTAATCAGTATAAGCGTCAGTTTGAATCTCTGGAACAATATGTTCGTGTAGTGCCAGTATCAACACGTTCCGGATCCCGTGTTCTGGAAAAAAACGCTGAAATGGCACCACTTGAAAACATTACGAACGAAATGGATCCGATTAACACAATGGCTGGGTCTAAGTTTGAAAACCTTAATTATGAGATTAGTGATTATGCTGGTATTCTTCCAATCTCAAATACGCTACTTGCAGATACGGATCAAAATTTAATGGATCATTTAGCTGAATGGGCTGCTAAAAAATCAATTGTTACTCGTAACTTTTTAATTCTGCAAAAGTTAAATGCCTTAACTAAAAAAGCTATTTCAGATATTGATAGCATTAAAAATGTTATGAATGTTGATCTGGATCCTGCAATCTCAAGAACGTCAATCGTATTAACAAACCAAAGCGGTTTTAACTACCTGGACAAGCTCAAGAATGACAAAGGAGAGTATATCCTTCAAAAGGATCCTACTAATGCAACTCGTCGTTTACTGTTCGGTATTCATCCGGTTGTCGTACTGTCTAACCGTTTCCTTGCAGATAGTGAGGGGAAGGCTCCGATATTCTTTGGCGACTTAAAAGAAGCTATCGCTATGTTTGACCGTCAGAAGTATTCAATTAAGACTACTGATGTTGGCGGAGATGCGTTTAAGCGTAATACAATTGATATGCGCCTGATTGAGCGTGAACAGGTCAAGATGTGGGATGGAGAAGCGGTTGTAGCGGGTGAAATCACTGTCGAAGAAATTCCGGAAGCATAAGAGGAGGATGACATATGAAAGCTAAAGTTACGAAACGTTTCAGGGACATTGAAACGAAAAAAGTTTACGGTGTAGACCGCGTATATGAAGGAAGCGAAAAGCGCGTGAAAGAACTTGCTGATAAAGGTTTTGTGAAAATTGCAAAGCAGAAAAATGCTGCAGTTAATGTTCTGGAAGGAAGCGTTGATGAGGTTAAAAAAGCCACAGAAGGATCCTCCTCAGAACGGTATAAAACACTGATCAAAGAAGAAAAAGCGGGTAAAAACCGAAAAAGCGTTATCGATCATTTTACACAAATGGTTGAACAAGCGGAAACGAAAAAAGAGGGCGAGTAACATCGCTCTCTTTTTAATGAGAGGGTGATACCGTGAACCTTCCTGAAATTAAACAGTACCTCAGAATTGAGCATGATGAAGACGATCAGCTTATAGAGTCAATGAAAACCATGGCAGAAACCTATATTGCAAACTCAATAGGTGATGTGGACAAGGAGCAGGATCTTTATAGGTTTGCAGTAGTCATGCTAATTGGACACTGGTATGAAACGCGTGAAATAGCGCGAATTGGTAACAACTCATATAATATCCCCCATGCATTTGACAGCATTATTCTGCAGCTTAAATACTGTCAAAAAGAAGGTGAAGATCTATGAACCCGGGTGAATTAAAACAGCGACTTTATTTCAAAACCCCTTCTGAGGAAAGAAATGAGGACGGCTATCCAGTAGAAGGATTTACGGAATACACTAAAGCCTGGGCAAAACTCAAAACCTTAAAAGGTAGGACTCGGATCCTCGCTGCACAAGCTCAGATGGAGCATAACAGAGAATTTGAAATCAGATATCAGAGGAAGTTAGCTGATGATGAAAGACCGCCTGGTCTTGTCTTGTTCTGGCGTGGTCAAGAACACAAGATCGAGAGTATTGAAAACGATGACGGATTGAATAAAACAATGACTGTCATCGCGAACGCGGTGAGTTAAATGAAATTCGAATTCTTTGGAATGGACGAGCTTTTAAATGAGATTGAACGGGCAGGAATAGGCATGGGGCGCGTGGAGGAAAAAGGCCTTAAAGCTGGCGCGGAAGTGATGCAAAAAGAAGCAATTAAAGCAGCTCGTGTAAAAACCGGTAACTTGATTAAGCACGTTGAAATATCAGAAGTGCAGGGTGGTGAAATTGAGGTTTATGTGGATCAGCAGGGCAAGGCCTATTACGGTGTCATGCTTGAAACCGGTACTTCCCGTATGTCTGCAAAACCTTGGATGGGCCCAGCATACAACCGCAGCACATTCAATATTCAACGTGCGATAGCAGCTGAAATCAGAAAGGAATTGAGGTGGAGTTGATGGGTGTCAATATCAATCAAATAATCTTAAGCGCCTTGGATGGCGTAGGCATCCCGGCTGAGCCTCACCATTATGACGGCAGCTCATCATCATACATCAGATTTTTTGAGTATGACCAGGGCGCAGGCTTAGAAGGGGATGATGATGAGCAAGTTACTGTTTACTATATCCAGTTGGATATATTCACCCCGAGAAGAGGGGGCATCAGCCTCAGAACAATGACCGCAGACGTGAAAGATCGTATGAAAGATGCAGGTTTTAAGAAACAGGCTGAAAACAGCTTTTATGAAGAGGAAACAGGAAATCTTCACAAGATGCTGCGTTTTTATTTATTAAAGAGGAGGAATGACTAAATGGCAACGATTGGCTTGAAAGATGTATATTATGCCAAGATCATTAAAGATGACGACGAGGGGACAACTTACGATACACCTAAGAAGTTTGCACCGGCCATGACACTGACTTACACGCCTACATTCAACCGCTCTAATTTACGCGGGGATGATAGGGTAGTGGCCACAGCAGGCGCGAAAGGAACAACCACAGTCGCTGTAGGGTTGACGGATTTAACAAAAGAGGCAGAGATGGACGTTCTTGGCCGGAAAGAATCCGATAAAGGCGGTGTATTAGAAGGTGCAAACGACCATCCTAATGATGTGGCCCTGCTGTACAGAGCTGAAAAAACAAACGGCTACTACCGTTATGACATCATTTATAAGGTCCAGTTTAACCCTGTGGAAGATTCTCTTGAGACTAAGCAGGAAACACCAACATTTAACACGCCCACCCTAAACGGGGAGGCTATCCCACGACGATCAGATGGCTGGGAGAAACAGAAGTTTCATGAGGATGATGATTCTATTGATGCTACTGTTTTTGAAAACTTTTTTAATTCTGTAATCGATCCGTTGGAAGCTGGAGAAATACCTGAAGGGTAGGTCATAACACATGAAATTAGTATTGATGATAGACGGTAAGGAGAAAATCTTTACCGTCTCTTTTGTTAGTGGTTTGATGTTAAGGAAACTTATGCAAATGGATGAGAGAATTGATTATACAGATCTGTCAGTGGATGAATACGATGAACTGGCAGGGTTTGTGGCTGAAGTGTTTGGGAACCAATTTACCGCAGATGAGTTTCTAGACGGTGTTAAGTCTTTCAAGACCTTGAGTGTTGTAGGCGATGTTTTTAGTTTCGTCCGCACAGGAGAAGACCCTCAATCGCGTAATAAACCGGTAAAGGAAGATGAAGAGGGAAACGCTCAGGGGAAGTGATGTCACCGAAAGAGGCATTCGCTTCCCAGCAAAAAACTGCACGTGAAATGCTAACTTTTATCAAACAACTTTATCATGCACGTCTAAAAGATGGATGGACACTCGGTCAGATTGACGAGATGGACATCCATTTTTATTTAGAAGTAATTAAAGAAGAAGCGGACAAGCAATCTGAAAACAAAGAAAAAGTTTACATTGACCAGGTCTGGTAGGAGGTGGAGCTATGACAACAGTTGGTGCATTAAAAACAAAAATATCTTTGGACTCAGCTCAGTTTCAACAGTCCATGCAAGGCGTTAACAGACAGTTAAGAAGCCTGCAGAATGAGCAAAAAGCGGTCACTTCCTCCGGTACCGGTTTTGCCCGTGGTGTAGACGAATTGAGAGCGAAGTCTGATGTGTTATCCCGTACATTCGATGTGCAACAGGCAAAAGTGCGGGAACTCAGAAGGCGATACGAAGAAAGCCGGAGGGCCACCGGGGAGAATTCAGCGGAAACTCAAAAAGCACAGGCTGCTTATCAAAAAGCAGTAGCTGAAATGAACCGGACAGAAAATCAGCTTAAAGGCATTACGGAAGAGTTGAGGCGTCAGGAAAGCCCTTGGCACCGTGCAAGTGAGAACTTAGATCGGTACGGTTCACAGATGCAAAAAATCGGGCGTAACACGACATCGTTTGGGCGTTCAATGTCCATGAGGGTGACAGCTCCAATTGTAGGGTTAGGAGCTGCGGCACTTAAAGTAGGTATGGACTTTGAAGCAGGTATGTCACAAGTCCAGGCGCTTACTCAAGCGTCAGGCCAGGACTTGGAAAAACTTGAAGCCCAGGCGAGAGAGATGGGAAGTACCACACGGTTTTCCGCTACACAAGCCGCCGATGCAATGGGCTTTCTTGGTATGGCGGGCTGGGAAACAAAAGAGATTATGGACGGGATGCCAGGCGTTTTAAACTTGGCTGCGTCTGCAAATATGGAACTTGGGAGAGCGGCTGATATTGCGTCAAACATTATGTCTGCTTTTAACATGGAAGCATCTGAAGCGAGGCACATGTCTGATGTACTTGCTTATGCTGCAAGTAATGCAAATACATCTGTAGACCAGATGGGTGAAGCAATGAAGTATGTTGCTCCAACCGCTAACACATTAGGTCTGAGCATTGAAGATACAGCAGCGGCGATCATGGCCGTGTCAGATGCGGGTATTCAGGGATCACAGGCAGGGCGAGCGTTCGGTACAAGTTTATCAAGACTGGCAAATCCCACTGCGGCAATGAAAGATGAAATGGAAGAACTTAAAGTGAGTTTCTTTGATGCAGAAGGGGTCATGAAGTCATTGCCTGAGATCATTTCAGAGCTTGAAACAGGGATGGCGGACTATGATAAGGAACAGCGTGCAGCTGCTCTTTCCACCATTTTTGGAACTGAGGCTCAGAGACACTGGGCGATCATACTTGAACAGGGGTCCGATGCTCTAGGAGATAATTCCACAGCCCTTGCTGAAAGTGAGGGTGCTGCTCAGAGTATGGCAGATACTATGCAGGATAATGCCCGAGGCGCCATGACTGAATTTAAGTCCGCAGCAGAAGGAATCGGGATTGAATTTGCACAACATATGCTCCCAGCATTTACACGGGCGGTTGAATACGGAACAAATCTTGTACGCCAGTTTGGTGAATTAGATGATAGTGCACAGCGTAATATCATAACGATGGGAGCGTTCGCCGCAGCTGTTGGGCCCGCTGCTATAGTTGCCGGTAATTTAACAACGGCCATAGGCGGACTTGCAAGAGTGACGGGAACATTGACGGCAGGTATCGCTGCCCGTGGGGGGTTAGTGGCCGCCCTTGGAATGTTAACAAACCCAATAGGTTTAACAATCGCAGGGGTCGGGGCTGTTGCAGGCGGCATTTATCTGTGGAACCAAAGATCTGAACGGGCGACTGAAGTTAACTATGAAGTAGCGGATTCGCTTCTGGAACAAGCCTCGTCTGTTGAAGAGATTGCTGACAGATATGATGAGTTAAGAACAAAATCAAGACTATCAACAGATCAAATCGGAGAGCTTCTGGACATACAAAGCAGAATGGAAAATGAAAGTGATCCAGATAAACTGGCAGAGCTTGAGGAAGCTTATAACGATATTGCTGAAAAGTCAGGACTGTCAAAAGATGAACTTATCGCTCTCCTTGATGCGAATAATGATTTAATTGCACAAACTCCTGAGGTAGCAGAAACCTTCACTGAACGCGGGAATGCAGTCGTAGGCACTACTGAACGTGTGAGAGAGTACATTGATTCTCTACATGACATGGCTTTACGAGAATTGGAGATCGAACAGGCTAAAGCGTTTGAACGCAGGAAAGAGCTTCTTGATGAAATAAGAGAAGATACGAAAGAACTTGAAGAAACGGATGAGAAAATCAACATACTCCATGAAGCGCGGAATATGACTGATAAAGAAATTGCCANACGGATGGACNAAATCGGCGAGAAGCAAAAGGCAGGAATTGAGAATGAAGAAGAGCGTTTAGAGCTTCAACGTGAATCTGATGTACTGCACGAGATATATAAAGAAGGTCTAAGTGAGGCTTATGAAACTCTATTAGATCAAAGAAACACACTTGAAGAGAAAATCAGTTTGAATGAAGAAGAGCTTGAAATGATCAAAGCTATTGATGATCAGATGGCTGAGGTGCTTTTAAAAGGGATTGACATAAATAAGGGTGGACAAGAAGGTCTGGACCTGGCTGATGAAAAACTTGTAAAGCTAAAAGAGGAGCGCGATGAGCTTCAAAAGCAGATTGATGCGGGGGAAGACATTGGCGGCCAACTGCAGGAACAACTGGACAATCGGAATGAGCAAATTGGTAAAGTTCAAAGCGTATTAGATCAGATTGAAGACCAGACAGGATTAACGTCGAATCTTTTGGACAGCGAACGGGACCGTGTAAAAGAACACGAAAACATGAGATCCGAACTTGAAAGAGTTCACGGGCAGATGGACAACAACACAACTGCCCAGGAAAGAACAAATACTCGTGTTAAAGAAGGAACAGAAGAAGCAGAAAAGATGACTGCTGAACTGGAAAAGGATACAACGAAGCATGTTTACTTGGACGATAACGGAGAAGTTGAAAACCTGCAGGCTGATGTTGAAAGAGAAGCAAATAAACGAGTGACGTTAAACGCAGTATGGCAGGGCGTGCAAACCGGTTTTAGAGCGGCTATGGGAAGATTGAACATTCCAGGATTCGAGAAAGGGACAAGCTTTCATAGAGGAGGTCCTTTTGTGGCTGGGGAGGCAGGCTGGGAGCTGGGTAAAATGGGGGACAGCTTTGAGCTTCTTACTGCCGGACTTTACAACAGGCCTCAAGGCTATCAGGTTTTCACCCATGATGAATCAAAGAGTATGTTAAAAGCACTTAACAACATGCCTGCTTATGCCACAGGTGCAAGGCCTCCTGGAGAGGCACAGCGGGTTATCAGCGGCATAGGAGATAACAGCACTCTTGTGGCAGCTATTAACAGGCAAAGCGAACTAATTGCTATGCTGCTTGAAAAAGACTGGACTGTTGAGGCGGACGGGCGGGTGTTAGCCTCTGTTACAAGCCCACACCTTCAGCGCATAACAGATCGTAGACAGATCCGGGATATGAGAAAGGAGGGATTGAATGTATAGTCTTCTCGTCAATGACGTAAAGCTTGACAGGGTAATTGTAGAAGGCGGATTCAGAGTCCCTTCTTTTAACGTTGAAACCGGAACGGTAGAGATACCAGGTCGCCCCGGTGCAGTTAAAACAAGGCGGTATATCAGGCCTTTTGAGTTCGAAATCCCGCTTGCTTATTTGAACGAATACAACCCTCGTGATACTGAAACGATTACGAATGAAATTGTAGATTGGATTAATTACACGGACCCGGTGAAGCTCAAGCTTACTAACCTGCGCTGGTACTGGAAAGCTTACATTGACGGTCCGTTTTATATTGCAACAAACACAAGAGGATTTGTCACGTTTTCGTTAAGGATTAAGCTAGCGGATCCATATAAATACAGCGATGAAGAATACAGTACCTCATTTACGTCATCAGGTGCAGCTGTGAATGAAGGAACAGCAGAAGCGTATCCTTATTTTAAAGTTAATGTGAATGAACAAATAACAAACCTTACTTTAACGAATCATAATAACTTAACTCCACAGGAAACGCCAAGACAGATTATTCTGGGACGTGCATCCACCCCTGAAGAGGAACGGGTGGAGCGTGAAGAATTGGTTATGCACGACACCATGAACAGTGTTGCCGGATGGCAGGAAGCATCTGAAGTCGATAACGGACATATAACCGGTGAGATGGCAGCTGACAGTGAAAGAGGTTTTTATGCTGATCGTTACGGTGAGGTAGTGGAACAGGGAAGGTTCCAGGGCCCATCTCTCATTCGGTCTATTGGCAGTAACCTGCAGGACTTCCGGGCGGACATACGGTTGGAACAGCTAAACAGTGCAGCGGAAACGGGCATGATCGAAGTCTATTTCCGTGATGTGAACGGAAACCGGGTTGCTAAGATCGGCTTTGAGGATCCATTCCTTGGCGCCAGCCAGAACCAAGGCAAGGCGCGAATAGGTGATCACGATATATATGTCATCCCGTCTCAGCTGACAGGCTGGAATGATTTTGACGGTATCATGAGAATTGAACGTGTGGGTGATGTATGGCGGCTTTACTTTGCTAAAATCCAGCCGGACGGCTCTCACACATGGGTGTCCAGTACTCGTGGATTTACCGGGGTGAGTGGATCGTCTTCTAATCCGATTACACATGTACAGGTAGCCATTAGAATATATCCTCTCAGCTCGTCCACAACGCAGTCAGTTAAAGAGATTAAGATGTACAGGATTAATGACACCAGTTCAACGTCAACACCGAGAATACCCATCATAGGCAAGTCTGGTGATGTATTTGAAATAGATGCGGCAACAGGCATGGTGATGAAAAACGGTGAGGAGTTCCAGGAGGTCAGTTTGAATACTGAGTTTTTTAGTTTGATAGAAGGTGTCAATGCGCTTGAAGCTTATCCACCGGGGGCACTTAGTACTGAGGTGACATGGCATAACAGGTTTAAATAAAGAGGAGGCAGCTTAATGGCTTTTACAACGTATTTAGAACAGCAGGTATTGAACCACGTGTTTAGAGGGCAGACGTATTCCGCCCCATCAGCTGTGTATGTGGGGCTTTTTACATCTTCTGGCGAAGTGAGTGCTTCAGAATATGAGAGACAGGAAATATCATTTTCGGCACCAACGACAACAGGAGACGGAAGTGAGTTAAAAAATAGTTCAGAGATCCGGTTTCCGATTGCTATGAGCGGATGGGGTGAAATTATTAGCGCAGCTGTTTATGACAGTCAGAGTGGCGGAGAGATTTTGACAGAGGCGGAATTGCCTCAGAGTCGTTTGATCGAAGAGAATGACCAGCTGATTATTCCATCAGAAAACTTAACTGTTGAAATCAGATAGGAGGCAGAGTTATGGCACGGTTAAACGCAAAGAACAACGCTGAAACGACTCTTGCAGCTCCGGTTACTGATACTGGCACCACCATAGAGGTGGAAGATGCGTCAAGTCTCCCCACTCCACCTTTCAGAGTCACGATAGACAATGAAATATTAGAGGTTGGGAGCGCGGAGGGTAACACACTTACTGTGGAAAGGGGAGTCGAAAATACTGTATCAGCCTCTCACTCAATCGGCGCTCAGGTATCTAATAGAATTACAGCAGGAACGTTGACTGAGTTAGCAGCTGATGTCAAGGTCCAGGAGCTCATAAACAGAATCGGAGAAAATAGTGAATTAACCACTGAAGAAAAATCGACATTGGTCTCTGCAATTAACGAAGTTAAGCAAACAGTTAAGACGCATAAGGACGATATTGCGTCAAAAGGAGGTCGTCATGGAATACGATACTGGAACGAGAAACTAGAAATAAAAGTAGACGGTGAATGGGTTGAATTT